TCGGCCACGTCGAGACGACGGGCGGTGGCGAACGACTTTGCCGGCACGCTCACCACGCGCCAACGACGACCCAGCAGCGACGGGTCGGACGACGGACCGACCGCGATGCACTCGAACTCCCAGTTGATAGCGGGGAGGTCAGAGGACAGTGGAAGGTGTAGGCCGCCCTCGAGCACGGGCCGATCGACGCCGCCGATGTTCACGACGCGGCTGTAGGTGTCGCGGGACTGCGCCGACGAACCCGCGAGCTTGCCGGGAGTGTCGTACTGCGGAACCCACGCCGTCTCGTCGAGGCCGTCGACAGTGGCGTCCTCGGAGGCGTAGGCGGTGAAGGTGTCGAGCATCTGTCGCTCGGCGGCGGTGCGGCCGGCAGCGACGGCGGAGGGGCTACTCACCGTAGGCCACCAGGCGCACGCTGCGCTGACCGCGGCGGCCGGGCGTGATGTCGGCGAGCTCCTCGGGTGTCACGCGCAGCAGCCCATCGGCGCCGAGTGCGTTGCGGCGACCAGACCAGTCATCGATCGCCTCAGTGTCGTAGCCGTCGGGGTTCTTCAGGACCCGCAGGACCATTGCACACAGGACGCGGACCACGTTCGCCTCGACGACCGTGCCGGCCGTCATGTCCGCCTCGAGCGTCTCGCGACGGCTCGTCAGCATCGCCCAGGCATCCCCGAGCAGCGTGTCGGCGACGATGGTCTCTGAGGTGGTCAGGGGGCGCCAGCGGTTCGCGATGTCAGTCGTCGAAGCAGGGTTCGGCATCGTCCCGCCTTTCGGTGAGCATCGGAACCGGCTGGCCGGAGATGGTGGGCAGCCACGCGGCCTTCACGGCCTCGGCTGCGGCAGAATCAGGAAGTGGGAGCGAGTCCGCCCTGCGCCCGTTCGCTACCTGCAGCGGCGGGCAGACCTGCTCTCGAGCGGCACGGATGGCCGCCGTGATCGGATTGCGGAACACGGCGGCCTCCGTCCTCAGCGACCCGAAGCGGCGTCACGGGCAGCCGCAGCCGCCTTCTCGTCCGTCTCCGGGGTCGGCTTGCCGGACGTCACGCCCGACAGGGTGTAGTTCTCGAGCGGGGTCGGGTCGACACGAGTGCCGCGGAAACCCTGCTCGTTCTCCTCGTCGACCTTGGCCTGCACCTCAGCGGCGCCCGAGTCGTCCTTCTTGCTTGCCATGCCGTACTCCTTCAGCGGTAGAACTGCCTGATGCGAGACGACGCGCCAGTCACCTCGCCCGCCCCCTTGTGGTTGTCCACGGGGACGAAGCTCGGATTGCTGGCCGGCGCAGTCGCGTTCGCGCTGGTGACGGCCGTGCGGACGACGTAGGTGACGCCGCCCGAGGTGACCGTCTTGCCCACCGCGTAGGCGGTGGAGTTCGCGTAGGCAACAGTGGCCGAGCCGTCCGAACCATTGCGCAGCGTGTACGCGGTTCGATCCGGCTCCGGCGACCACCCGAGATAGCCAGCCGTGGCGGCAGCAGCAAGAGACTCCGCTGCCGCCCCGGTCGCCTGGGTGGGGGCACCCATGATCAGGCCGCCTGCTTGATGACCGAGAACGGGTAGCGCGTGCCGGCGTTGCCGTTGTCGTAGTTGAGGGTGTTCGCGGTCTGGAAGGCGCAACGGAAGACGACCCGAAGCGCGATCATGTCCTGCTGGGGCAGGTTGTACTGAATCACGCCCGAGTTGTCCTGGATGACGCCCTCGGTGATGACCTTGTAGGTCAGGTCCTGGCGGATGCCGAGGATCGCCTGCGACCAGTCGCCCACGATGGCCTCAGCAGCACCGACACCCGAGGCGGGCCACAGGCCGCGCATCGGGTAGGAGACCGCCTCGCCGTAGACGCTCGACGGGGAGACCTCGCCGAGCAGCTGGCCGTTGGCGTCGCGGGTGTTGCGCAGCAGCCCCTTGTAGGAGGTGTTCGCCACGATGCCGTTGACCGCGAACCCGTCGCCCTCGACCTGGGCGAAGGCGTCGGAGAAGTAGCCCGCCATGCCGGCCTTGTCGGTGCGGGGGGTGCCGACCGAGCGGTTGACGACATTGCCGGCCGTGGTCGCGTCGGCCACGATCGCGCCGCCCCACGAGGCGGGCTTATTGGTGCCGAAGATGACTGCGGCGTCGAGGGCGCGCGCGATGGCGTCCTGCAGCAGCGGGCGGATGTTGGCCCACACGTCGAAGTTGGTGTCGTCGAACACCGCCTCGGGGATCGGGACGATGGTCGCGAGCTCCTCGACGTTCAGGTACTTGTTCGACCAGTCGACCTGCGTGGTCTGCTTGAGGCCGGTGTCGCCGTTGACGAAGTACGCCGTGGGCAGCGCCGAGAGGACCGGCATCCGGGTCTGGTTGGTCGCCATGCGGACCTGCTTGAACATGCTGAGCGCGGCCGAGTCGTTGCTCAGGCCGGTCAGGATGTCGTTGGAGACCTGCTCCGGGATGAGCGCCTGGGCGCTGGTCCGCGAGACGAGGTTGTTGTACGGCATGAGTGACCTCCTAGGTCATCGATGGATGTGCAGCGAGGCCAGCCATGCCAGCTGGTGCTGCGATTACGCCCGGCCTGCGGCCCGGCGCAAAACTTGGTTGAAGTCCTCGGCCTTGGCCGGGGTTCGGGCGCCGCCGTCGAAGCCGGGGGCGCCTACTGCAGCCTCGGGAACGAGGCGCTCGACCGCGGCCTTGATGGCCTTGCTGTCGGGCTCGCCGTTCTCGTCGAGGAACTTGGAAAGGTCGACGTACTCGAGCGCCTGCGAAGTGTCGAAGTCGGCGTTACGTCGGCCCGCGAGGGCATCGAACTCGGTACGCGCAAGGCGCTTGCCGTAGGTCGTGGCAGCCTCAGACCGTGCGGCCTGCTTGGCCTCCTCGATGGCCCGCTCGGTCTCGCTCATGGCGGCGATCCGGGCGTCCTCGGCGGCCTTGGCGGCGGCAGAGTTCTCGTTGGCCTTCGTGCGGTACTTCGCGTTCTCCTTGCGGAGTTCCTCGACGTACTCGCGACTAAAGGTCTCGGGCTCGGCCTCCGGGGCCTGCTCGGTGCCGGTCTCGTTCGCCTGCTCGGGTGCGGTCTCGCTCATTGCGTTGCCCTCCTGGGGCTTCGTTGCTTGGTACTGCCAGCCGCGCCACCTGGGCGCGGAAGTCACAAGATGTAGCCGTAGAGCCGCAGCAGCCTGATCGCGTCCTCGCGGTCCTTGGCGTACTGGTAGATCGACTCGGGGCGGAGCCGGACGAGGCGGGTCGGATTGGCTCTGCGCCACTCCGCGCGCTTCGTAGTGCCCTCGGTCGTCGCCTTGACCTTGTGGCCTAGAACGGTCGGGGCGATGAGTCCGCGCGACGAGTTGATGACCTTGGTGATGTCGGCGCCGTCATTGATCGCCTTGGTCTCGGCCACGGTCAGGTCACTGATATAGCCCTTGTCGAACGCCTCGCGCGGCGAGAACACGTAGCCCTCATCGTGCGCGTCCTCCCACTTGTCGACCGGGACCATCACGCAGTCGCAGAGCGGGTGGCGCTCGAAGTGGTCGAGGTCGCGGTAGACCCGGCCGGCCAGCGGAACGCACCGCTTGCAGGACGGTGGATTGAGGACTCGCACGTAGTTCGTCCAGTCGGGGCGAGCCACGAACTCCGTCTGTGACGCTGAGCGACCCGCATCCTGGATCTCGGAGACGATCAGCTGCTCGACCGACGCCATGAAGTCCTGCGCGTCGGCCCACCAGTTGTCGGGCAGGGCCTCTGCTGGCGCCGGGACGAACTTGTCGATCGTCGCGATGATCGGCTCGACCACCGGGAAGCCCGCCGACGAGACGCCGGCGAACGCCGCAGCGTTGACCAGCGGTGCCGGCGACTCTGCGAACAGGGCCACCGACTGCGACGAGGCCGAAGCGGAAGCGAGCTGGTAGGTGGTGACGGTCGCAGCAACCTCGGTCAGCGGAGCGTTTCGCGAGAACAGGAGCCGAACCGCCCGAAGTGCCGCGGCTGCGATGCGGCGCTGACGCTCGTAGTGGCTACGCGCCTGCGACAGGCTGGGCGTTGCCACCGGCCGCGTCCTTCAAGATGGCCTGCGCGAGTGGGTCGAGCGCCGCGTGGGCGTCGTCCTCCTCGAGCCGCTTGATCTGCGTCGCCGAGTAGCCGACGTCCTCGCGAGCCTGACGCCTGGACGCGATGCCCGACACGAGCCGCTTGACGGCTGCGTCAGTGCGCTCGCCCTCGGTGCGGTACTGCGGGTCTGTCCAGATCGTCTCCATGCTCTCCTCGTCGCCGGCAGACAGGCCAGCAAGCGAGCGCGCGAGGCGCATGGCCTCCTCGGCAGCCTCGCCCCACGGGCGACGTCGCTGCGTCACCTTCGACACCAGACCCGACTCGGACGCCTTGAGCGTCTCGCCGTTCACGTTCGACATCTCGCCCAGGAGGTACTGCGCAGGCGTGCGGGAGCGAGAGGCGATGTCCTTGACGTCCTCACGCTTCGCAGCCGAGTACGGGTCGAGCGGAGCCGCTTCCCACTGGCCGAACTTGGTCTCCT